TGCTGAACCTGTAGGGTCAATTACTGTTTTAGGTTTAGAAGCCTCTGTTATTGCTGTGTTAAAATCCTCAGCAGAACTTGTTGCAGCTTTAGTTGCTTTGTTAGCACCATAGAGCTGTAAGCCAGCACCTATTACTGCTGTCCAAGGGTTAGCCCCTCCTAAAAAATCAAAAAAACCTGCCATTATCTTATCTCCTTAATTGTATTCATTATGCAAAAATATTCCTAATATCTCTGCGTGCTGCAAAACTGTTGTTTACATCTTTTGTAGTATATCTGTTTGGTGGCACATAACCAGTTTCATAGTTATCGTTCTTACGTTTTTGAGCCGCTGCTGCATCTGCTGCTGCTTTAGCTGCTGCTTCAGCTCTGTTCTTTGCCTCATACTCTTCAGCTGCTCTTTTACTTTCAGCCATAGCCGCTTGTTTTTCTCTTTCTTGTTCCATTAATAAAAATCTTCTTTGAGCATAAGCGTTTTCTGTCGGAGTTGGCGTAGGAAAGCCGAGTAAATTAGACTCTACTAACTGCCTAGAATTATTAGGACCATAACGAGTCTCAGGAACAAAATTATCTTTACCTATTCCAATTATATTTTGAGGACCATAAGGAATTGTATTTGGTCCGAATGGTAAATTATTATCTGTTTTTAACATAGGAGGAATAAATAATCCTCTGTTTGTACCCTTTAAGGCTTGTTCTTCTGGAGTCATTGGGGATGACATTATAAGAGGTGAGGCATCTTGTGATACATAATTTTGTTCTACACCGCCTTGTTTAGGTCCATAAGGAACATTAAAAGGATTCATATTACCCGTTTTAAACATATCAGGTATAGGATTAAATCTTAAATCCCATTGTAGAGGAGATATTACTTCTACTCTATTAGTATCTGTTAGTCCTGAGGCTTGTGCCTGCTCCAAATCTGAAACAGTATACTTATTAAATATTTGACTATCATCTAAATAATTTTGCATAGACATAGGCTGAGGACCATAAGGCACGTTAAAAGGATTTGTATTACCTGTTCTAAACATATCAGGAACTTGTGTAAAACCACTACCTCCGCCAATAGCCGGAGTAGCATTTAATATTTCATTATCTTGAGAGCCTGAAAATAAAGCCTTTAAATTATCAGGTATTTCCCCTAACATACCTGACCAAGAAGCTAATTTCTGTCTATCGCCCATAATAACATCACCAGCATCTGTAGTGCGTCCCGGATAATCTAAATCTGATTCCCCTTCTTTTTTACCTTTGCCTTCCCAAGCACCTGTACCACTTCTCCATTGCATATGGTCTTGTCTATATGCTGCTTGTGAATCTCCTGCCGCAAAAGCATTTTCTGCCCCATCATACAGACCAAAATACTTTATAGTCTCATCATAAGTTAAGTCTTTACCGTCAGGACCAGTACCTTGAGGTCTTCTAGGTGTTTGTGGCTGTAGCTGTGGCTGTACACTAGGTGTTGGTTGTGTAGGCATAAAAGGATTATTAACATTATAATTCATCCACCACGGCATCTCTTGACCACCACCATACTGAGTTCCATATTGCATTTGACCGAACTGATAAGGGTTATAAAAACCACCACTAGTATTAGCTTGATAAGGATTAAATATGTTGTTTCCTTGTTGTTGTCCCATATACCCAGTAGGAGCTCCCCAAGTATTTGTAAAAGACTCTGTAGTATCAGGACCTTCATTTCCGGGTCTTGGCGTTATTTCTGTAGATAAATTACCGCCCACCATTTGGTTATTTGTAAATGGAGAATTAAAACTATTACTTAAATCCCAGCTTGTATTAAAGAAACCAGCCATATTTTTTCCTATGTTAAGTTTTGTGCTATATTACAATACATTTTAGTGCCGTCTGAGACACACCTAATTAAATCTACTTTACCGTTACCTGATGTTATTGTAGGGTTATGACCACCAATAAATGAGAAGTCTGTACTAAATGCTACATCATAAGCACCAGTATTTTTAATTAAGAAAGAAGCCTCAACACCTGATGTCATATTAGACACATTAAGTGTGTGGTTTCCTTGTACACTAACTACAAATACGTTTGAATTTAACAAGTTAGCTGTCTGTGTAGAAGCTAGTGTTATAGTCTCAGAAGCCGTAGGATGAGCTTTAGTGAACGTTTGTGGCGTAGCTAGGGTAACTATCTCCTCACCACCAATCGTGCCTGTAGTAGCCGTTAAGCCATTAACAGTAAAGTTCTCTGAAGAACTACCGTTTGCATCTGCCTTAGAGTTAAGTGCTGTTCTTACTGCTGTAAATTCAGTATTAAAGTCAGCACCTGAGATAACTTTTCCGGGGTCTGTGTCTGCTAAGGCATCTTTTCCAGACCAACCTACCGCTATTGTATAATTACTCATAATATTTTACCTTGTTTAAATAATAATGATAATGATTGTAATGATGCTTTGTAACCTTTAGTTACTCCGTCCCACTCTAATCTTATGTACTTAGCACTACCTGCTAATGGTATAGAACGCTCTTTAAATCCGTGTATTGGAGCATATTTAGATGAAGAAGGGTGTAGAGTCGAGCTATGCGTATGTGTAGCTGTAGTAGCCCCATATAAAGACAACGCATTACCCCAATAATAAGGCTCTCCGCTTAGTGTAGGATTAAGTTTAAATGTTGGTGATATTTTAGGTGTCATTTCAAAGTCTTTATACAACCTAATACCTACATCTGTTCCTTGACCTCCTGATACAAGCATTACTAATCTTTTAAGAATAGATGATTGCACGCCCTCTCCTAAATCAATCCATACCGTAGAAAAAGAAACTGTATAACTATTATAAGTATAAGTGCTAGAGCCACTATAATCTACATCATAATAACCTTCATAAGTAGCAACTCTTCCTGCCTGTTGTCCTACTAAAAGCCCATATGTTTCTGTGTATGCCATACTGGCAGGTTCTCTACTGTCTGCAAAGTCCCACTTAGTTATTCTTGGAGTCTCTTTCTCCGTCTTATATGTAGTATCAAAAACATATGTAACATTCTTATCTACAAAAGATAAAATATAAAGACCTTCATTTAGCATAAATGTTGATTTAACATTTGTACTGCTACTAATATTAGATATTAGTTCGTCTTTAATTGTTATAGATTTTTCTGTTAGGGGTAGTTTGTCTAACTGAGTAGTTCTAAATAAAGACCTAACACCAGTATCAGACAAGAAATATAAATCATCTCCAATAGATTGTATAGAGTCTCTAGATACACATCCTATTCCTCTAATAACTTCGTCTAAAGCTATGTCTCCTATTATGTCAGGACTGTTATAAATAGCAATATTCTCTTTACCAAATATAACTAGCTTACCTGCAAAAGAGTGTATAGCTACAATAGTATCTTGACCCCATACAGACTTTAAGTCTATAAAACCGCCATCAGAACCCCATTTATGACCGTCTAATAATTTAGAATAATATAAGACATCATCTTCTTCAGTAATACCACCAGCCCATACTCTACCATAAAAACCTAACATACAGCTAGGGTCAAATGTAGTTACACCTGTAGGTGCTTGATAACCACTTGTATCTTTTAATTTAGCCCAAGATGAATTATCATAGTATAGCGGGTCTTCATCAAACTGAGCAGCATATAGATGAGTATTAAAGTTTGTAAATTGCCAATCAGAAGAAGCCGCACCTGTAGCAAAAGACCCTGTCCAAGCATTATCTTTATCAGACAAATCAACAATATACATATTAGTGCCAACACCAGCAAATATCTTATTTGTTGTGCCATTATAATGTTCTGTTATAGAACCTATCTTAGCACCACCAGTTAATGTGCCCTGCTTTAATCCTTTACGGAATGTAACTTTACCACCTTCTGTATAAACAACATTGTCTGCTTTAGTAAACCAATTAGGTGTTAGAGCAGTTGGTGTCGTCTGCGTATCTATACCATTAATACCAATAGTATCTAAAGGTACAGCATTAATTTGCTTAGATTCTAGTGCCATATTATACTACTACCCAATCCCTTTCATATTCCATATTGCCAGCATCTAACTGAACTGCAATGTTTAAAGAGTCTCTAGCTTCTGCCGCAACAGCACTAGATATACTTCCTCCATCTTCACCTCTCTCTGCTATAGCTCTAGCCCAAGCCCCAAGAATAACAGGCTGCGAAGGAACTCTAAGCACCTGAGAGGCTGTCTTAAGTTCTTGTTGAGCACCTACAATATTAACTGAGATTGTTTGTGCAGAATCAGGAACAGGATATAAATCAATATTAAAGTCCGGCTCTCTGTTTGTACCTGCTTGTGAGATACCATTAAAGGCATAATAAGTAGGCTTACCATTAGCAGCATTAGCTATAGGAAATACTTGTTCATTAAGCCAGTCATTAGGCACTTGGTCTAATACTTGTCCAGTATCTTGACATATAACGTCTAATACTTTAAATGTTACACCTGCACCTTTAGTAGCATCACCTAAAGTGTATTGCATATTGCCTAGAGATGTTTTAACATTAAATGTCTCTCTTAAGGCATTCCAGTCGTGATAAGACTCTACATTCTTTTTAGAATCATTAACTAACTCCCCAATTAACTTCTGATAATCTGAGATAGTTACAGAATCATATAAGTTACCTGACCAATCAGAGTCAATAGTATCTTCTCTGAGTCTCCTTAAAACGCTGTTAATAATTTCTCTATAAGTCATTTACTTTCCTTTTGCTAATTGTGCTCCAAAATAGAACTCTATAATCATAGTAGCCCATCCAAAGATTTCATCCATCTTTAATACTGAGCCAGCTTGTATTTGTACATACTCTATTACATCTGGTGTAAATTGAATACCAAAGAAACTAAATCCCTCTATAGTATTAGGTATTACTGTTGGTACATTAAAGAACACTGGAGCTACTTGTGTAAATATAATTAATGCTAGTATGACAAAGATAATTACTCTTCTGTTAAGTGCAGCCATCGGGCTCTCTTTATCTGCTCTGTCTCTAGCTTGATTGATAGAATCATTCCTTGCTTGTAGGTTCTGAATCATTAACTTCTGATTCTCTGCTGCTGCTTGACTCTTGAGTGCAAACAACTTAGCTATAAAGCCTAATGCTATTGGTGCTACGTTTGTAAGTAATGCTATCATACTATTCTTAATGCCTCTATAATTCCAATCTGAGTAACTATGTAGAAACCAATAGCACCATACACACTCCACTTAATTTGAAGCATACTATTGTTAATCTTTTGAATACACTTATTAGTTTCATCAATTCTGCTAAACAGCTTGGTTATCTGAGAGTCTTGTCTGTCTGATGTAGTTTCTAATCTTGCCACTCTATCTTCATAATCTAACATAATGTCCTTAATTTGCTAGTGGGTTGTCTAATGATTCTTGTATCCGTTTATTTATATCCTCTTTAGTTTTCTCTACCTTTATCTCAAACCTATCTAACTTTGTATCATAGTTAGTAAGTTTAGTATCTACTGATTGTAACTTAGTATCTACTTTAGATTCTAAAGACCATTGACTATTGCGTAGGTCTGTCATATCTTTCTTTAACTCTATTTTTATAGCATTAGCGTGTTCTTCTATCCTTAAAACGTCTGCTGATGTCTTTTTCATCTGTCCAGCTATAGAATCGAGGTCCAAATTTGCGATTCCTTCGACTTTTTGGTACATAAGAAAGCCACCGTATAGCGTACCAACAATCGTTGAAATTAGGGCAAATGCTGCGACTATACTGCCACCGCTTATCTTAAGACCGAATAATTTCAGTTTTTTATCTGATAATCCTTCGCCTTGCCTTACAATTTCTTCTAAATCAGCCATTAATTATCAAACTCGTTATTGTTCTGCATTTGCTTTAAGTATTCAATCTCTTGTTTAAGTTTCTGTACTTCTAGTCTTCTTCTTTGCAGCTCAAGTTGATATAATGTATTACAATTAATTCTTTCACTTGGACCATCTAAAGGAATAATAATTCTAGCA